GTTTGCCTTGTGAATAATGTCGTCGGAAACATTTAATAACTTCCTTAAATCTTCCTTTGTGCGTTAAAACTAGATCTCCCTCTTTAACATCCTTTATGCATTTTTCACCCTCAGAAGTTTGTATGGGTGTTGAACCAACAAAACAAAACTGGCATCCATTTTCTATTGCCATTTCTGCCAACCTTTGTTTGGCAACATCCACCCTATAATTTCTTATCTGAAGCCTAAGAATAGTTATTGCGAGTCCGCCACTCAATCCCGCTGCTGCGTTCGCCCAATCGTGAGTAACAGTAGAAACCGTTCCATCTCCCTTGTCTAGGATGGGGACACAAATTGCTCCTAAATAACTACGGAATGTTCCCGATGTCTGCATTTTACCAATAGCCCAAGGCTCTTAGCTGTTCCATAATTTTTTCTTTGTCCTGGTCTCTCCCCGATCTTTCATCTCCTGTTGATGGCTTAGTGAATGGCTTCGATCCAATAGACCGATAGCCTTTATCATAAAGTTTGCAATAAGGAACACCATTCGTTTTTATATAATACCAAATATCTTCCTCTGTCCAGTTTATTAAAGGGTGAATCCTATCGTGCCCCTCCCGCTTCTCGACCGCCTTGGCTTTTCTTCTTTCTTTGCTTTCCGACCTTCTAATTCCCGCAAAAACAGCGTCAGCACCATACCCCTTGATTGCCCACAAACTTGGCGTTAGTTTTAAATGTTTCGCTTCCCATTTGTCGCTTGGAGGAACATCTTTGGCTTTGGGATGAAACCTCGTTATATAAATTATTTCCAAATCCCATTCTTTTCTTAGCTTGTGCATCAAGTCCCTTATTTCCTCAAACCAAAAGCCTGTGTCGTTGGCCAACACAGGACAGGGAACTTCCCCAAATGTTTCTTTTATAATGTGAAGCATTGTTACACTATCTTTGCCGAAGCTACAGGCAACAAGGGGTCTTTTGTATTTTTTGAAAGCTTCTTCTATTATTTTCTTGCTTTCTTCTAACTTATACATATTTTTTAATATAGCACATTTTATGTTACCATAAAAATAGTGAAGATTCCTAATAAAATAATTCTCATAAGCATAGATGCCCTAAGATATGATGCCTCACGAATAATTTGGCCATATTTCAATGTTGTCTTTACCCAACACTATACATCAAACAATTGGACATTGCCAACAACCGCCCGACTTCTTACTGGGAAAATAGATACGGGATTTGAGTATCTGAAAAAAATGGATATCGCCAAAATATACGATGACCTTAAAGGAAAATTAAAAGTTCCAACAATTGGCAAATATTTAAAGGATGCGGGGTGGATAACTTATGGAAAAACAGAGGGGTTATACTTATCTTCCCATTTCGGTTTTGGCAAGGAAGATGAATGGACACTGTGGTACTCCGATGAGGGAAGAGCCGATGGCTCTAAGCTATTACAGCCCCAGTTTGTTGACAACAAAAAGGAATTCCGCTTCTACCACGATTACTTTATCCACAACTATTTTGAAGATACGGGGAAAAAACACCAAAAGGAAATTAAAAATGTTGTTCCTGGGAAAAATGTGAATGTTTTTTATTGGGATAGTGCTGAAGATGCGGAACGGTTTGAGGCTGCTTACTGGCGAAGGTGTGCCCATCTTGCCAACCTCCTTCGGTGGGTTCCCCAATCTGAAGCCCTTGTGATAGTTACGTCAGACCACGGAGAAGCATTTTGGGAATTCTATGAGGATTTTACCCATACAGAGAGCCACATGGCTGAAGAAGTTGCTCATATTCCCCTGCTTATCCATTGGCCTGGGATGAAAAAACAAAGAATAGGCATGTTCACAAGAGACATAGATGTGGCAGCCACAATCCTTGATTTGGCGGGAGTTAAAAAGAAATTGGATGGCAAAAGTCTTGTTCCTGTAATAACAAGGGGTAAACGATTTTCAAGCGTTTATTCAGACTATTATGTCCACCGAAGCGGAGAGTTGTGGCAATTTTACTTCACACCCACAGAAAAAAGGCTACGCTTTATAAAAAGCCTAGAAGAAAAGAAGAAGTCGGGTTCTTAATTTCCTAAGAATTTTCTTTTTAGCACAAACTGCTTGCCAATACCTATTTCTTCTCCTTCATCCTTGTCAAACTCCATTAGGGCAATTCTAAACGCAAGCCCCCACGCATTAAACATAGAGGGAAAGTCTAAAAAACCAATAAAAAAGTGAAAGAGGACATCAACCCTATCAAATTCTTTTACCCACCCCTTAGTTATTTTTTCTAAAATAGCCCTTTCTCTTTTGAGGACATTTCGCATCCTCATTAGCCCAATACCCAAATACCACTTCCCAGTCCATCCCACTAGAAGGAAGTTCCCAAATCTTTTGGTTTTAGGAAGCACCATCTATTTAGGATACCACTGCTTGATAAGTGGAACCCATTGCTCATAGGTTAGTTTCCCATATTTCGTCTGCCAATTAGTTTTCTTTGCATGACAACTTGGACAAAGGCACCATAAATTATCTAGGTCATTTGCTTTCTTGTAGTCACCATTAAATGCTTCGAATGGAATTTTATGATCTACATCAAGATTTTTGCCTAATTCCTGGGCAGTTATCCCACAAATTTGACAAGTATTCTTGTCTCTAATACGACATTTATATCGTTGCACTCTCCAATTTGGTCCATAATACGGTTGATAACCGCCTTTCCAATTATATATTAAGGAACCAACTAAATACTCTGCTTTCCAATGACCATTACACTTTTTACTACAAAAGTGATGTTTATATGCCCTAACCTGAGATCGTACCCTTTTGGTTTTTTTTCCACAATAATCACACTTAATTAACTTATAGGCTCTCTCTCCTAAGTAATTCCATGGTCTGTGTCCTTTTTTAAATAAAGTTTCATTACACTTCTTTGAACAGTAATGGTTTTTTGTTCTGTTAAGTGAATATTTATCTTTATAAAAAAATTTCTTGCAAGTACTGCAAGGGACCAAAACATACCTCGTATTGGTAGTTTTATTTACCACAACACAATTGTTGCAAAACTACCAACACTTGTCAACCCTGCTTGTGGCGTCAAGGGCTCAACTTTCGTCGTAAACCCAAGTGAACAATTTTGTTACTCAATTACCGACAATAAGCCAGTAAAGGGGCTAGGTCATTTCTGTCTAGCTCTCTATGTTTCCATAGAGTTCGGACTGTCGCTTCTATCCATTGGATAGCCTTTTCGCTCAGTCTCTGCAGCTGCACGGTAAAAACCTGCTTGCTTCGGGTTACCATAATCTTCAAAAGACCGTAGGCCTTCCCGATATTCAGAAAAGGTTTAATGGGAGCTTCGCAAAGCTGACCCCCATAGGGCGTATCTCCCGCTGGTGCGCTTGAATTTGTGGTTAGCTGTACTCTTAAGTAAGTAGGGCCATAGCCCGAAGCGTTCCCAAGAGTAAGAGAACCTAGGGCAATAGCTTGTGCCGTACCTGAGCCAGTTGGAACAGCAACGCTCGAAGCTCCACCATCAGCGGTTGCTGTGCTTGAACTAGTTGATTGGGTGTAACCAGTAGCACTTGTACCAACAGCTCCGTATGTGGTGGAAGTCCAAGTTGTGGACTGATAAAACCTTATATTGCTGAAGGTATTCGTAGCTGTGGTTGAAAAGTAGGGTCTAAAATGTAAACCAAACGAGTTCTGTCCCGCAGGAATGTTAGAGCCCGCTGTATTATAGTCGGCTGTTCCTGGATTAGTTGCCTGCTTGAAATACCACAAAGAACCAGTCGCTCCTAAAAGCGACACTGTTCCTGCACCAGTACCTGTTTGTTGTGCCACACTAAAGGTAGCTGCCATTAGCTAATTCACCCCCCTTCTGTATAAATACAAACTTTGAACACTATTTATTTTCCTTTCTTGGATGGTTTTTTACTTTGTGCCTTTTTTACCGCTTCCACATCCTCTGGAGATGCTTCTCCGAAAGCTACTCCATCAGGGCCTGTACAACGGACACAGATTCCATCGTCAACAAGTTTTTGGGCAACCTTTTGGTCTTCAACCCAAACGACTCCATGTTTAGGCCAACCCTCGTAGTCTTTATTGAATCTAAGCCACATACTTTTAGGTTCACCCCCTTCGTACCAACAAAAAATCCACCCCCCTTGGGGTGGACATTCTTTAGAAAGAATCCTATTGGGGAGACCTGGATGTCTCCACGAAAACCCTACTAGCTAATTGTAGATTCAGGGAAGGAAAAATGTCAAGTTTTTATAAAGCCAATCGTTGTGGTGCCCGAAATGGTGGTGGCTATCACTTGGCTATTGGTAACAAATTCTGATGTGGTTTCTCCTGGTTCTAGTTTATACCCCCCTTGTCCTGTAGTTGAAAGGAAAACTGGAACATTTCCCTGATTTTTAATCTTTACTTTGCTTACCGAAAACCCGTCAAAAATTTTCACCTGTCCCTGAATAGGAACCTCAGCGATAACCAATTCTGAAACATTCTCTTTTACATATTGAGCCAAATAATCCCGAAAGTCATGAAGAAATTCAAAGTAAAAAGCCTTCATGCTTTTCTTTGTTGGAACTTTTGGCTTGTCTTCTATTTCCCTGTCCATGATACTTGGATTTTTCCTGTAAAGATAGGTAAAACAATACAGCGACAATTGCCTGACCAAATTACCTTTCCATTCCTCCTGACCCACAAAATGTGATTTCTTGGCAACTCAACATCATAAACAAAGTCGTTATAGTAAACAGAATTTATCTTTGTTCCCTTTTGATTTTTCGAAAAATAAGCATTCTTGTGACTTAAAACAGAAATAATATGAAAATCGTGATTAATTTTATATTTGCCATTTCTGAATTCTTGTATCTTTCCCTTTGCCTTTCTCGTGTGAAACGATGGTGTTTTTCCCGATTTTAAAATAAGTTCTCCCAAATCGCCTGCCATTTTCTTGCTTGATGTAACTATTTTTGTACTATCAGAAAACCTGTATCCCTTCCACGTTCTTCCCTTTTGTATATAACCATCTCCTAAAATATAAGCATCTAAAAATATTTTTATTAGCTCTTTATTCATCCCTTTTATTTTTGGGGGTACATGCCTCTGGTGACTTCGACCATACTTCATTAGCTCGATGCCCAGTCCTCTATCGGCTATATAGATAGCCTCCTTTCCCATGTTAACCTTCCATGGAAGGTTTTTTATATCTTCATAAATTTTCAGCAAATTTCCTTTATGGCGTTGGGATATCTTAATCTGATAGCTTCTTTCTGACCTCTTCGTCGTGCTACCTTCACTAAGATAATAGCCCATGAATTTACAATAGGTTTCTGTGTCAACCTCCTTATTACCCAACCTAATCTTTGATGGAGAACTTCCTTCCCAATTTACCCACTTAGGTATTCTAAATTCGCTGTATTCAATTACTCTTTCGGCTGGTTCTATTCGCCAATCTAAATATTTCCTATCTTTTGTCCTATTTCTGATGCCCACCAACATATCGTGATTGGGTGTAACCATCAAATCTGTCTGGTTGGAATTGAAATGAATCAACCTACCCTCAAACTTATAGGCTATATACTTTTGGGGTTTTAACCATTCTATAGAAAAGTCTTTGGGGTTGAGAGACAATATTTTCTCGTTTCCACGCAGATTTTTAAATAAAAGCCACCCCCTATCTGTATAAACTTCTGTTTCCTTGTCATAACACGCTATGTGAGCTGGAATATTTAAATGTCCACTAGGAAATGGGTCTCCTACAGGAATTGCCCCCGCCTCCTCGTTGGCAAGGCAAACTGGACAAGTAATTTCATCTCTGCTCGAAATCCACTTCTTTTTCTTTATATTGTTCCTTTTAAAAATTTCTTCTTCTATCTCCCCCATCGCCAAGACAGCTTCATTTTCGGCAATCTTGTCCGCCCTTATTTTAGCCTGCCTCTTGGCCTCATTTCCAAGCAACTTTGCTATCTCAAAACTTGTCAGGTTATTGTTTAACCCCTCCTCGATTGTTCTCGCAATCCAATCTTGGGTAGTTTTATCTACCATTTTAATTACCTTCTTTGCCCTTTTGTTTATCTGTTTAATTATCGTTTTATCCTCTAGCTCGAAGGTTTTATCTGAGTTGAGTTTGTTTAGTGTAGATTGTCCTCCCCTTTCTGTTGCCCACATCAGAAATTCCCTTATTTCCGCTTCTTTTACAAATTGCGTTAGAGGAATCCATAAAAAGGCTATCTGTTCCAAAAAATCTTTGTTTTTTAACTTCTTAACTGCCTTTCTTACCATGATTATTTCATCTACCTTTTCGATTTTGGCAAAGTAGCGAATTTGTTTCTCAATAGCATCCGCTATCTTGTCTCTAAAGTTGGAGTAATCGTTGCTGACAATAGCCCCATGAACAGCAACATTCAAACGAATTTTATAGAAGAATCTCTCAATTGCTCTTTGAATTTTTCTTAGTTTTTTTTGATTCATATCCCACAATAGTACTTACCTCATCGTAAAGATCAAGCATGGCAGAAACGACATCCGTTTGCTGGCTTATAAAAGGATTGAAAAGGTCATCCAAATCTTTCTTAGATTTAACATTTTTCAGACCCTCCTCGATTAATTTTTGGGTTCGTGAATCAATTATTTCGGTTTTGAAATCTCTAAAACTTTTCCCTTGCTTCAAATCATTAGAGGCAGCCCTCTTCCACCTCTTTAGCTCCTCTACCACATCTGCCTTGGTAAAATCTCCAATTTTTTGTTGAATATCCGCTGGTTTGGGTACGGGTGTCCCCGTCCCCGAATCGGGAATGAACGGCTTCAGCCCTGCCTCAGATGAACCAACTAAATCTTTTACCATGATTGGACCTACTGGTGTCATTATATAATGACCAAGACCAATTGGTTCTAGTCCTTCTCCAATTCTCCACTCATCAACAGAAACCGCCCCTGTCCTAACAAGTTGTGCGAATACATTTGCTTCCTCCTCCATGTTTGTGGGATTTATGTTTGTCCAAACAAAGTGCAGATGTTCTTGCCCCAAGTCCTCCTGAATCATTTCATCAAACATTTCCTTTAAGAAGAGAGCAAGAGGAAAAAGCCCCCTCTCTTTGCCAATTTCCCACTCTGCCTCTGTTGCTCCCTTCCCCCTGTCAAACTGAAAGCCAATTGCTTGGGGAGCAACCTCCAATGTCGAGCAAACTTGCAAAAGCAACCATTTATCAAACCTTTCAAACTGGATGTCGGATGCTTTTCTCAGGGGGTGCCATTTCATTCCTTCGGGTAGGAATTTTATTTTCCTCTGAAATCTTGCGTTTCCCGAAAACATAGCATCCCATGCCTCCTGCCATAACTTCAGCTGGTCGGGGCTACTTGCAATGTCTTTTGGTAACTCCACAAAGCCCTCAGGAACATTCCCTTCTTGGAAATAAGCAATGTTGTAAGCCGCCAATTTCAGAGCAGTCGTAACTACCAAAATCAAGGCCTCTACAGGAGATAGCCCATAAGGACTATTTGTCCTTGGGTTCATTATCTTGTAAATAAGCTCATCTGTTGTAAGTCTTGCCTTTTCCCTCCCGCCTATTTTTTGAATGTAAGCCTCATTGGGAGGCTGAGGAATTGTTCCATCTTCGTTTAAAACAAGTTCTATCGTAGAACCATCAATTGGCAGGTAGCCTATCAAATCCCCCCTCCTATTCCTCCTGCGATAGACGGCAACAGCATCCAAAACAAGGAGGTCTTCTATAATTTTATTTACAAAAGTTCTGAAGGAAAGCGTTTTGTCGCCAGCGGGATATCGGAAAAAATTCTTAACTACCCTGGCATCCTTTTCGTATTGCTCTTTCTTCTTTTTGTTGGTGATTACTTCTTTGGGGGCAATTGTCCATTCAAGTTGATTTATCTGGCGTTTGCGATAGTTAATACACGATCTCAGTGGAGGATAATAAACCGAAAAATCACGAAGGGTTTGGAACCTGACGCCTCTTGGCAAAACCTTATCCACAACCCCTCCCTCTTTAACGATATCTGTTCCAAAGGTTAGGGCTTGCGTTGCTAGGGCTTTTTCAACATCCCCTTCCTTTAATTCTTTAACTGATTCATTAATTATTGGTGCTATTGCCCTCTTAATAAGGTTTGTCCAAATTGCCATTTTATACTTTTAAGCGCCTTGCATTTATTCTTAGCCAGTCTATAAAACTAGGTGTGAGCCCCTCGTCGGGTTCACGATAATAATCTAGTAACGCCTGTCCAGTTATTCCACGTAGTTGAGCTGCTCTTGCTAAGTTTAAAGCGTGCAGATAATGGTCAGGTCCTTCTTCTACCCACTTTGGGGTATCTCTTTTGTCCATAACCCGAACTGCCGCTCTTATCTGTTCGTAAAATCCTTCTACGCTCTCTATATTCTGAGGAAGCTCTATTCGCTGATTTTGTATATCACCTATAAGGTAATCCAGTGACATGGTTCTGTCAAGTTTAACTTCATACTTAATGTCATCCCACTTAATATTATCCTCTAGTGGGAACCTCATGTTGGGCGGATACTCGGCTGCGTATACTCGTCCTGGGAATTTACTTATCATTTCCCTTACCTTCATTACTTCGGGTTTTTTGTCTATAACCATTATCTTGATTTTGTATTTATTTATAATTGACTCTAGGCTATCATAGGGTCCTTCGAACTTCCTAACAGTTCCCGCATAGAGAACCCTCATCGCATCCTCACCTATTTTCTGAACAACCACCACATGGATATATTTGACACCGACATCTACCCCAGCATAGGTGTCCTCTTTCCTTACTATGGGAATATAGTAATCTCTTTTACACGCATCTAACTCTCCGATTCGTACTCTCTGTCCACTTACTTCGTATGGTAGCCCCAAGTCTTGGTTAAAAAATTGTTGTAATGTGGAAAATCCTTCTTTCTGAGCCTTCTTATACTTCTTGATAATCGCTTCTATTGTTACCATGGGATTGTAGAGGCCGTTTATTTTGTATCCGTGAATTTTGCTTTTGGGATTCGTTACCTTCCACCTCCCATCTGCCAACCTATTGAGGGTCTTTTTGCACTTTGTGCATCGTACCTTCTTTGTCTTAAAGTCCACATGCTTAAAGAAGTCTAGTTCTTGCCACTTGCCACATTTATTGCATTGGATTTGCCAAACTCTTTGGTCGCTTGCTAAATAGGAGGCGTGAACCCCCTTGTTAGGAAGCGTGGGGGTAGAAATTTCCCTTTTCCATTTTAGGTCTGAAGCTAAAAGCCTTTTCTCTATAAAGGGAACGTTCTCTTCCAAAAAACGATTTCTCTCATCCATATACACAACATCTGCATCGATTGTTATAATCTGTTTTTCGTTGTGAGAACCACGAAAATAGACATACCCTTTTCCTATTCTTTTCAATCCCAATGTGCCGACCTTTTTCCCCTCCACATTTTCTACTTTATCTGCAAGGTAATCGGATAGGCCGAGAACGGGGTTTACCCTTGCTTGGACAAACTCTTGAAGCTGTTTTTGAGCAGGAAAAACATAGAGGACAGTCCTTCCTTTTTGTTCTGCTAACCAAACTGCTTCGGAGATAGATCTCTCGCTCAACCCCATCTGTGAAGATTTCATATAAACTATTTCGGGGGCTTGGTCGGTA